TTGGCCATCTCAACTTCCAAATTGGGCGGAATTAGGTCCATAGACTCTTCCTTATTTTCATAAGACGAATAAGCATTGCCTCGTCCTCTTTTTCCCATTCTTCTTCTTGGTTCGAGGCTGCTTCCATAGATGTTACATGAGCCTTATAGTCTTCTGCCTCTTGGTTAAAATCATCGTCGAAGCATCCAAGCATGCCCATACCTTGTTTATTATATGGAACATGTTCGATCTCTTTGCGTGCAGGACGATCTTCGACCCACCACTTATACAGAACCAAGATTTCTCTAGCGGCCACGGCCTGATGATCACATCGTTCGTGCGGTGGAAGGTTAGGATCATCCAGAGTAGCAGCCCATTCAAAATGCTTGACCCCATGCTCTGGGCTGCGGAATGGAAATACACGACGATAGAAAGGCATGTGTTTTTCACACCAAGATGCATGCTCCTTATAATCTCCAGACCATAGGTATTTGCTCCATGCCTGCTCAACTTCAACAAATTCTTTTAGAATATTGAAATTAACATGCAGCATTACCGTGCATGGATCATAATACGAAGGTGTTAGGCCAGTATCAACAATGTGATACTTGTCATAGGTACGATAACGAACCCAATCGTGTACCTTCTCATACTTCCATTTGACTGGCATGAGAACTGCATACTTAAAAGTATGCGCAAACCAGTACCGGACCGGTGCCTGTTCTTGATATTCCTTGTTGAAGAGCCTCCATCCCTTTGATGTCATTGATCCGGGTGGATCATAACGCATCCAGGATTTAAATCTTCTTATTGCTCGGTTAAATTGTTTCATATTGGCGAATTATACTACACCAACATTTTATTGTCAACTGGATTAATGATTGGCCTTAGAAATAAATCCATTCATCTTATCTGCTTCGGCAATAATTTCCTCGGTAGTCGGAAATGTGTTTTGATTGCCACCGTTTGAAACACCGGCAGCCTTGTGCTTCTCGTTAAGGATTACTTGGGCAAGCTGAAGAAGTTCGAGGCGAATTTCGTATGGGGTTTTGCTGGTTGGTTTCATGTGTGTCCTTACTTCTTTAGTAATTGAATAGGTGAAATTGCCTGTTCATATTGTTCTTGTAGTTTCGGTGCGGGAATTGCTGTTATAACAGGCTTTGGTACCGTAATTGTCTTTTCTGGATCCGCCATCATAATAAATGGTGCAAATTGAAATCCTTGTTGTGTTGCCACCATACAGAGAGGACTCTTAACATGATAGGACATCATTGTTTCGTCAACAACCTTCCCAATAAATTCCTCACCGGCGCCGGTCTTAAATACGCTAATGTAAGGTGTGTCTTGTGTTTTTTGTGTTAGCATTAAAATTCATCCCATCCATCGACCGCTTCGCTGCGGCTGTATTCTGTTACTTTTGTCTCAAAGAAATTCTCACGCTTTTCCGCATTCAGATATTCGTAAGGATTCTTAGTAAACCCCTTATATACAACTCCCATTCCTAATAGTTTAGTTCTCTGGTTAACAAGATATTTTACATATCCTTCTGTACTCTCTTGCGAGATACCCAAAATTCTATCTCCGTAAATTTCCTTACCCCACTCAATTTCTTGCTCGGCAGCTTGTGTAATATTATCAAGCAAAATCTTTCTATCATCGGGATTATTAAGGTCAAATATTTCTCGAATGATATTCGCAAACATGTTTATATGAGTTACTTCATCATTCTCAATGTATTTGATCATTTTAGCAACATTTGCGACTTTATTGCGAGCAGCCAATTGATAGAAGAACTGAAATCCGTTATAGAAATAAATTCCCTCTAAGGCAAAGTTAGCGGCAAGTGCAATTTTGAAGTTAATTATTGTCTTATCATCAATAAACTTCTGATATTGCCCAGCAATGAACTTATTGCGTTGCAATAACAAAGAATTATTTCTCCAATAATCGTAGATCTCTTCACGTTCAATATTGGGGAACAATTCCTGAAGCATGTATTGGTATGCCTGGGAATGGATTAATTCTTGGAATGCCTGAATTGTAAACAGACCGCCGACCTCAGGTGCAGTAATGTAATCGGCAATGTTTGGCAGATTAGATACCTGCATACTATCGAGTGCAATAAGAAAAGAGAGTGTATTCTTAAATGCACTCATTTCATCTTTTGTTAGTTCTCTAATTGTTACCTTATCGTCAACGAGTGAAATCTTTTCGGGAATCCAAAAATTGTTGACCATAATCTTATACAACTTAGGCGCCCATTGGTACTTAACGCTGTTTAGGTTAAGAATTCCCGTGGCCTTGCCATTGATCATTTGACGTGCGGTCTGGGAATCGTCTCCCATCTCGTCAAATATTTTCTTCTGTGTGAGTTCTGACATTAAATTTCCTTATCCGGCACAAGCGACGCAGTCTTCTTCTGCCTTTACAAGTGCATCCTCTGTAGCATTCTTCTTGATAGCTCTAATGTAATAAATTGCCTTTAATCCCTTGCTGTGAGCATAATGGATGGCATCATATAATTCTTTAGCATTAAAGCTCTCTTTGCGTTGATCAAATATTAACTCCATAGAGCAACCGGTGTCAATGAACTTTTGCAATTCAGCCACTACGTCAATAATTTCAGTTGCAGTATGTCTAGGGAAGGTCTTACCGTAAGCAAGTGGATTTTCCTTAAGAAATTTTGCTGCGACAACTAACTTACCGTTTTTGTTGTCTTCAGAAAAGAATGCATCGTATATAGGAAGAATGCTTGCACTTGAGTCCATATAAATGGAGGTACTTGTATTAGGGGCCGGGCTTGTAAGTTGACTATTACGCATGCCGAATTGATCAATTTGATCTTGAAGAAACTTCCAATCATACTTTCCCGATCCATGTACGGCAAATTTCGCAACGCGGTTTCCGTTCTTCCACTCCGAATGTTCAAATGCTTCAAAAGATCCAAACCTCTTTGCCAATTCAACACTCGATAATGCTGCATTGTATTCGACACATTCGGCAAGTTCACGAATGTAATCAAGATCGCGAAAATTCATGAACTCTCTGGCTAGATGATCGTGCAACCCTTGCATACCAATTCCAATTGTTCTATAGCGAGCATTATGAGCACCGGTAATTTTATCAGGTGCATTTGTTAGGCTAATTCCGTAGTCTAGTATCTTTGTTGACAATGCTGCAATTTTGCCTAATTCCTTAAAGTCCTTGATATTGCCAAGCACAATAGAGGCTAGATTGCATACGTGTCCTAGCTCATCCGGCTTTACATTAGAGAATGACTCAGTGCATAAATTTACGCACGGAATTCCTACATGTCCGTTATTATCATCTTTGTTCGGATTATATTCGTTAATTGTATCTGTGAAGGAAATATACGGGAGGCCTGTCTCGAATTGAGTACGCATGATAATTTTCATTAGGTCTCGTGCATTATCAAACTTACGAAAAATACCTAATGTACCAGATTCTACAGCTTTTTCAATTTTCAAATATGCTTCTGTGAACTTAGCACCGTGTAATCCACGAACATCAATGCCTAACTTCTTCTTTACTTCAAATGGGCAAAATGTTGTCCATGATTCTCTATTCTTGTCCCTTTCCAGAAAAATATCTGGCATGCATACTTGCGGAAATACATCATATGCCTTCATTCTCGGATCACCGTGTTCTGTCTGCATGTCTAGGAAATCTAATATGTCATTGTGCCATATAGGTAATGCAATTGTTCCTGCACCGGCACGCTTACCGCCCTGATTCACGGCAACAAGTGTATCATTTAGAATCTTAATCCATTGCACAATTGTTCCTGCAGAATTGGCGTATCCATTGACATCTGACCCTTTAGCACGTAGATAGCCCAGGAATACACCGAGACCGCCACCATTCTTTGAAATTAGAGCAACACGTTTGATATTATCAAAAATACTATCAATGTCATCCTCAACGGCGATAATGAAGCACGATGCGATATTACCGCCCTTACGAAGATTGGCAAGGAATGGAGTCGCTAAAGAAATCTTACGCTGAGAAAGTGCATTGTAAACTTCCTTGACAAACTTGATTCTTGTTTCTGCTGGCTCGAGTTGTCCGAATCGCATTGCATTTACCATATGCATATGCTGATTTAATTCAAACTTGCCTAAATATTTCTTCTTGGCAGTGATTAGACTGGCATAACTGTAGTCTAAATCTCGAACTTGCTTTACTGCCGCACCTAAATCATCGAGATTATCGTCTGTGTAAAACTCTATCAAGTCCCTGGTATAAAATCCCTTTTCAATATTGTACT